CTTTTTTCTGGATGTGTTGACGACAATGGCGGCTCAACCCCCGCCGGAGTCCTCACCATGGCCCCCTTCCTCGTCTGGTTCGCCGTCTTCGCCATCGCTTGGGCCGCGCTTTTTTACCGCGCTGGTCAGCGTGTGGCCGCCCGCCCCGTTGACCCCCGCGCCATCGCCCTGGTGCAGCAGGCCGAACGCCGCGCCCGGATGGCGGAGCGATCCGCCGCTGAAATCACCGCCCGGGCTGCCCGTCACCTGGAATCGGCGGCGGCTGATCTTGCCCAGGCCAAGGCCGACCAAGCCGCATGGGCTGATCTTGCCATTGAACTTTCCAACCGGCCCCAGGTGTCGGGCCGTCACCGTGTCACCACCCGAGAAGGGATCACCGCATGAACGACAAACTTTACATCTTCGACCCCCCGAGCGGCGTCAATAACTTCCACGACATTCTGGCGGTCCTGGTCGCCGTCTATCCGCCTCTGTATTCGCTCGACATCATTCCCGAGCGGGTGCGCTACCTGTTCAGGGAATGCCCCGCCACCGCCACCCAACCGGCCCCTGTCCAGCTGGCGATCCAAGACGACGAGGCCACCATCGACGACTTGGTGCGCGCCATGATGACCACCCCAGGAACCATGCGCGGGTTTGCCATCGCCATACTTCAGCACGTCCGGGCCGGGAAGGTGCGTGGATTGACCACGACCGTTGAGGCTCAGGATGCGCTTACGACGGAATTTCACGCACATCAAGCCGAAGTGCAACGCCTGCGTGATTTGCTTCGGGAAGCGTTGCCTCATGTTGAGCGATCGGCATTTTCATTTCGGGCCACCGAAGGATTAGCCGAGCGCATCGCCGCCGAGTGCGGCAAGGAGAAGTGAGATGAGCAACGAAGAAAAGCAGCATTTGTTAGATACTATTCGAGAAACCCGCAGGCGGCATGAAGATGAACTGCGGCCATTCTATGTTCGACTCGGTAAAATCATGGAGAAATCCCCGAGGACCCATATAAAACTCGCTCAAGATTTACTTGAAGTCGAGTGCGGCAATGATCGTCCCGTTGTTGGGCAGACCTTACCGGAGCAAAACCAATGAATCGCATGAAAGGGGAAAAGGCAAAAGTTAAATATGAAGGCGTCGATTCTCTTGATTCGTGCGGCCTCACCATCGCCCATTATTCCTGCGTTATTTGCGGGGCTAAAGTGCTTCGTAGGAAAACGATAAATCTTTATTGTGTGCCGTGTTCTATTGTCGCATATAAAAAGAGGTCCGCTCTTAGATATAAAAATCGTATTAAACCATCAACCTGTCGGCCCAACCCCCAGGATCACCCGGGGCCGTCAGGCCCTCGGGTGCATCCAGTTGTTGGGCCGCTTTCCGGATCGGAGCAATGAACCATGAAAGAGTATGCCGATCACATGATTATTGAAGTTCAACCCAGGGCGCGACCCGGAACAGATTGGGGTGTTACTAGATATTTTATCAAGGTTGACACCGATCCAAATTATGCCGGTGATGACCTGGATACGCCCATCGAACTGTCATGGGGGGATCATGTTGGCGAGGATAAGCCCATTCAGATGGAACCAGACGACGCGGAAGAAATCGCCCATGCCATTCTGCGGGCTGTCGAGATTCGTCGCGCTGTGAATAATGGTCTGCCAATCCCATTGCGGCCCAACCCCGAGGCATCAGCGGCGGGCGTCAGCCCGTCCGATGCATGACGTTGTTGGGCCGACAATCATTAACCCGGAGCATAAATCATGACCGACATTCTTCCACCAATCAAAGGCAAGAACATTGATAAGGCAATCGGTAAAGACGCCGTAGCCATTATTACTGACGAATGCCTATTTGCCCTTATCCCTTATAGGATGAACGGGGTAGATAACTGCATCAATTTGCGGGTCGTATCAAACGATGTGTGTTGTGATGTTCATCCTAAAATGAAAGAGGATGAAATTGATAGATGCATTGATGTTCTTGCAGATGAGTGCGACGACCACCCTATAACCATGCCTATGTGTAGTCGGGACCGTGACCGCGCATGGTCTGTGTCGGCTGATATTTTTGATGCTTTGGCTGCCGCGTGTCGGGGTCAAATCAGTCGGCCCAACCCCCAGGCATCAGCGGCGGCGAAGCCGTCCGATGTATGACGTTGTTGGGCGGATTATGATTACCCACCTTGATTTTATGGAGCCGAGCATGGACCCCGTTGTTGCGATCAATCTTTTGAAACTGGCAGCCGCCGTCATTTCTGACGAGGAAATCCAACACCGAACCCCGGAAGTTGGCGGAGGCTATAACTTTTGTGACGAATCCCCCTGCGACTGGTGTCGAATGTCGCGGCATTTTCTGTCAGAAGTGAATCGTCTGTATGGAATCACCAATCCGCCCAACCCCCAGGATCACCCGGGGCGAAGCCCTCGGGTGCATCCAGTTGTTGGGCCGCTTTCTGATACGGAGCAAGGTCATGTCTGAAGAAATCGACACCTTGATTGCCACCAAAGTCATGGGGTGGGTAGTTCACCCACGGAATACCGCCCACTGGATGCGTGCCGAGGATGACCCCGTTGGATACCGCCCGGTCGGTCATACTTGTTGTTCGGATCGCTTCGCACCAAGCCGCAACATTGCCCATGCTTGGCAGGTTGTGCAGCACATGGCAAACATTGAGCAGCGGGACGCCAAATGGTGGAACATGACCGCCGGTGCTTTTATCTGCATCGACATTGATGATGGGCTGCCCAAATCGCTGGGGCGGATCATGTTTGATTGCCCGCACATGATGCCGCTGGCGATTTGTCTGGCTGCGTTGGAGGCTTTTGGAATAGAGCGGCCCAACACCGGCAATCAGACGCCCGAAGCAGCGCGCCCGGCGGCCCCAACAGCAATAGGCCGCCAGGACGGTGCCCCATGACCCAGCGCCTAAACCGTCAGGCCCGCCAGCACCTCGCCAAGGCCACCATCCACGGACAGCGTCGGGGCTGGGCGGGGATCCGTGCCGCCTCACGCCCCAGCCCCACAGAACACCGCCGGGCCCTCCACCTGTCCAGGGCCAAGGCGACCCGCCACGCCCGGCACCTGTCCGGGATCCAGACCCTCCGGGACCTTAACCGAGCAATCCGTGACACCCCAATGGCAGCGCGGGGCCATTGGGTCCGGTGGAAGACCGTATGACCCGCCTCTGGCTCGACGCCATGGACCTCCGCGCCGGTCTGCGCTGCATGCAGGCCGTGGTCAAGGACTCGCCGTGGCTGACCTACGACTACGAGCGGAACCTTGAAGACCTCCGCAAGTCCCGACGCACCCGCCGCTGGTTTTTAAAGATGATGCGAGCCCGTCCTTTCGCCCTCAATCACTACCGCCAGGTAACGACCCCATGACCTCCACCCGCTACGTCCTGACCCCTCTAACCGACGCAAAGCTGGACGAATATATCCAGGCCGCCATTGCTGCCATCACCGCCATCGCAGGCCGCCCGCTGGAATCGCTTGACGGCATCCCCGAGCATCTGCGCTACCTGTTCCGGGAGGAGGTCGCCTCCGCTCCTGGCTTCAAGATGACCCTGCCGGGCGAGGCCGTCAAAGCCGATGACCTGGGCTGGGTCCACTCCTTCAAGCCCCAGCCAACGGCCCGCGAAGCCCTGGACCTGCTGGCCGTCCACGCTGCGGCCGATATGCCGTCAGATGCTGCCGACGAGTGCCGGCGGGTCGTCCTGGGATACATCACCCTTTTGGAGGTCATGGCGAAGGACCGGGACCAACTTGCATTTGAGGCCGAGCGGCTTCGGGCCGACGTTCATTCCTGGCATCAAGCCGCGAACAAGGCCACGGCAGAGCGTGACGCGCTCCGCATGAAACACGGGGAGTTCTGACCATGACCCCAACCGGCAACACCACCGCCGACATGATCTTTACCGGCCTCATGCTGGTCCTCAACCTCGCCGCCCTGGCAGGCCTGGGCTACCTCCTGGGCCGACTGATGGGCGACCGCCGCGCCAAGACGGCGGATGCGGCGGCGACGTGGTGGGAACGCCACGCCGGAGACGCCATGCGCCGGGCTCGGCTGGCCGAGGACCAGATCGCGGCGGCCAAGGCCAACCAAAGGGCGATGGATACCCTTCTGCGCGAATGGCTGGGCCGCCCCAGAAGGTACGGGGGCCATCATCCCCCAGGTGATCAACTCATCCCGCAGACGCTGGCCATTCTTGAGCGATGCGCCAAGGAATCGGGCCGCCAGCCCTACACCCCCACCGAAGACACCGGGGAACCTGACTGATGCGCCTCGACACCATCCACCACCAGGTCGGCACCTACGGCAGCACGCCCGACGCCCTCAAGGTCCTGGTCTACACCCTGGCGACCCACCCGCTGGATCCGGCCTTCGAGTCCGTGGGCGGATTCGGCCCGTATCCCGCCCTCCGGTGCTGCTCCGAGCAGATGCCGGACGGGTCCACGATCTACCACCCGGGCCCGCCCATCCACGCCGCCCGCCCGGACGCGGTGCGGTTCTTCGGCAACTTCGCCAACCTGTCCCTGGTGTTTACCGTGGACACCGATGATCCGGCGACCATCAGCTTCCTCCGCGACCGGATTGCCGACAATCGCCGGACCAAGGCCTATCAACTGGCGCGTGATGCCGTGGCAGCAAGGGGGCGCTGATGTCGATTCGACGGAAAGACCGGCTGGCATCAATATGGGGCCAGACCATCCTCGACGCCTTGCCGGTGGACGGCTCTGACCTGACTCTCTCGCAGCTGTCGGCCGCCACCGGATGCCCGATTGATATCATCGCTCGGGTGATCGGCAAAATGCCAGCCAGCGTCAAAAAGATTCACCACGGGAAGAACGTTAACACCTACTGCCGGACTCCCGGCTTGTGTCATGCAATCTAATTCCAGAATCCTGATGACCAGCCATGGGCCTATTGAGGTTGACGGATCAACGGTCGTCTATCTTCGATTTGAAGCATGCACGGCTAGGCCACTCAGGCGGAATGAGCGCGGATATATTTACACCACCGAAACCAAAACCACCGAGGTATGGAAATGAAGCATAAATTAAACATAACGATAACATGCAGATATTGTATGCAAAAAGAGTCATTTTCATTCGATGTAATGCCGACAAGTCTTACAAAGGACACTGAGAACTTTTTTCTTAAACATTACCATAATGGAATGATTAAGCCTGATAAAAACTTCATTATGGAAAAAACACATACAAAAGCGGAGATAAAATAAAATGAAAACAAAAATAAAAATCCCATATGTCTTTATAACCAATGGAGACACGAACATTTTTCTCAACAGAAATTATGAGGAGATTTTATTCATACACAGCAAAAGAATTGAACATTATTTTAAAGCAATTTATACGCAACATAAAAGGGAAGAATATAACAAATCAATTATGGATTGGTATTGGATTTATAACGATGAAACGACGGCGCATGTAAAAAAGATAATTATGGATGAAATAAACAGAATAAGGCCCTTAGATGCCTGACACTCCAACCCGCACCGCCTACAAAGCCGCCCACAAGCGGGCGTCCCGGGCCGACGCCCGGGACATTGGCCCGACGCCGCCGGTCCATCGGCCGGACATCAAGGAAGCGTGTCGGATGGACTTGCTGAAGTTCATGCGGACATATATGGCCCCACGGTTTCCGCTGCCATTTAGCGACGATCATCTTTCGCTTATTTCCAGCATCCAAGGCATTATTCTGCATGGCGGTCTCCGTGCATTGGCGATGCCTCGCGGGTCTGGGAAGACCACTTGTGTAGAAACAGCGGTATTGTGGGCCCTGCTCTACGGTCATCGCCGGTTCCCATTTGTAGTCGCCGCCACATCCCGGGCCGCGCACCAGATAATGGAAAACCTGCGGGCCGAGTTTGCCTACAACGATGAGCTTGCCCTTGACTTCCCCGAGGCCGTCCACGCCATCCGGTCCCTCAATGGCGTTGCGCGCCGGGCGGAGGCTCAGACCAGTGCCGGGGTGCCGACACATCTGGTCTGGACCAAGGATGTGGTACGGCTCCCGGCGACGGCAGCCGGTGGCGGTTCGGTCATCGGGCTGGCAGGCATCACCGGGGCCATCCGTGGCGCAAAGGCCACGCTTGCCGATGGCTCCCAGGTGCGCCCCGACCTGTGCCTGGTGGATGACTTCCAGACCCGGGACAGCGCCAAGAGCCCGCACCAGACCGCCAACCGCCTGCAGATCCTGGCGAGCGATATCCTAGGGTTGGCTGGTCCAGGTCAGCGGGTGGCTTGCTTGTGCGCCTGTACGGTAATCCAGAAGGGCGACGGGGCGGCCCAACTGCTGGACCGCAAAGGCCACCCGGAATGGCAGGGATCAACCGCCCGTCTGATGATCAGCATGCCCACCCGGGCGGCCCTGACCCTCTGGGACCAGTACGCCGAAATCTACCGCGAAGACCTGGGCAACGATGACATTCCCCAAGAAAACAAGATCGCGCGGGCAACGGCATTCTACCGGGGCAACCGGGCGAAGATGGATGCGGGCGCGCAAGCCGCTTGGCCCGCCCGCATGTCCGAGGGCGAGGTTTCGGCCGTCCAGCATGCCATGGGCCTGCTCATCACCCGTGGCGATGAGGCCTTTTGGGCCGAATACCAAAACGCTCCCCGGGACTTGGAAACCAGCCAGCAAGCCCAACTGGACGCGGACCAGATCGGCCGCCGCCTCAACCGGATCAGGCCCGGCGTCGTGCCCCGCGAGGCTGTTGAACTGGTGGCGTTTATCGACGTGGGCGAGGGCTGCCTTTGGTGGGGTGTGATGGCTTTCGGCAATGCCTTCCGAGGTGACGTGGTGGCCTATGCCGCGTACCCCGACCCGGGCCGCCGGGTGTTCGCCAAGGCCGAGATGCGCGGGATGCTGGAAAAGACCCACCCCGCCGGATCCATGCAGGGGACTTGGTTCGCCGCACTATCCGCAGTGTGTGCCCAGATCCTGGACCGGGACTGGCCGGACGAGGACGGCACGCCCCGGCGGGTGTCGCTGGCACTGATCGATGCGGGATATGGCACCTCCACCGATACCGTCTTTCAGTTCTGCAAAATGAGCGGATTTAAGGACCGCATCATGCCCAGCCGTGGCGTCGGCATCGGGGCCAAGCGTTCCCCGATGGCCGACTGGAAAAAGGAGCCTGGCGAGCGGGTCGGCACCGATTGGCGGATCAAGGTCAACAAGGCCAGAAAGCAGCGCGAGGTCGTCATCGGGGTCAATTACTGGAAGTCATTTGTTGCCTCCCGCCTGGCCGTTCCTGTTGGCGGCCTGGGGGCCCTGTATCTTCCCGGTGATTCACCGACCGCGCACGAGATGATTGCCGCCCACCTGAGCGCCGAAAAGCGAACGGTGGTTAGCACGGACGCCCGCACAGTTGAGGAATGGACTTTGCGCCCGGGCCGGGATAACGACTTGGGCGACGTGGTAGTCGGCTGCCATGTCGCCGCGTCGATCAAGGGCATTAGCTTCGACACCGGGGCGCGTCAGGTGGCGGCCCCGGTTCGGGTGAGCTTGGCCGAACGCCAGCGGCTGGCCCGGGAGAAGCGCGGGAAGTGAGGTCTATGGAATGACGACTTGACGCTATCCGAAAGCGGATAGGCTCACGCTCAAGGAACCCAGCCATGAACACCGAAACCACCACCGCCTACGACCGCCTCAACAGCCAGGACGAACTTGCCCACGGCGACATCGCCGCCGAACGCCAGGACTCTCTCGGGGGCTTTCTGGTCGGCACCCTGGCCGACCTCCAGGAGGTCAAGGCCAGCGGGGAAGTCCCGATGGGCCGCATCTTCCGTGTGATCGGGGAAGGCGAAGACCAGCACACCGAACCCGTCTGACATGCCCACTGAAATAAACTGGCTCCCGCCGTACTGGCGGGACGCCATCGCCTACTACGAGACTCCCATGCCCTGCCCCATGCCCCTCCCCGTCCGCCGCCGCCTCGTCTGGTCCGCCCTCAAGCAGGGGCGGATCGGGAAGGCGCTCGACCTGATCATGGGGGCCTGATCATGGCTTCCGCCCTCCTGCGCCTCATCCGGGCCAAGGCCAAAGGCCAGCCTGTCGGCCATTTGGCGACCGTGGCCGGCATTCCGTACTCCCGGGCCCACGGGATGCTCAAGGACCAGGGCGAGCACCGGCAGATCGCCAACCTGGAGAAGGCCCTGCGGGTCCTGGCTCCCGGGTTGATGAAGCGCATCGAGAACGAGGCCGACAAGGCTGAAAAGGCGGAGCCGTGAGCCTTTGGATCCCGTGTGACGAGTTGCTGCCCAACGAGCGGGACGGCGACCTGCTGATAACGGACGGCAAGACCCGCATGCTGGGCATGTGGCACACACGCCTTGGGGCCGGTTGTGCTGGTGGGTTCGGCATCGTGTCGGTCCATCGTGGACGGAGGACGGTCACGCTGGTCGAGGGCGTGACCCACTGGCAGCGGTTGCCCGCCCTGCCTGGGGCCAAGGTCGAAGCGGTTGATTGGCCCGCCTCCAGGGGGACGGAGCACGGCGAGTTCATGCGATTCCAGGTCGAGGCGGAGACTGATTCCAATGGAATTGATTGACGCCGACAAGCCGGTGGACGTTGCCCCGGTGATGGCCGTGGGCGAGGTCCTGAGCGTGCCGGAGATCCGGGGGCGTCTCGGTCTGCCAACGGCCTGCTACGCCAAGGTCAGGTCCGGCCTGATGACGTTGGAGCGGAAGAAACGGGCCGAGCGCGTCGGGACGGCCTGGAGGCGGCTGTGATCCCGGCGCACTACCAGGGCGACCCGATGGCGGCCGAGTTGGTCCGGTGCTGCCTGCCAATGGAAACCGTGGACCAGATGATCGAACGGGCGGCCATCCTTGAGGCGGAGGGGATGGCCCGCCAGGAAGCCGAGGCCGAGGTGAGCGGTGGGGAGGTCTATTCGTCAAAGTGACACGATTCATGTCACTTAAAACCTTGGCATACTGAAAAGGACTCAACTACCGTCCGAGGTCATGGCCGACGACCTCGCGCAGCAGATTTCCGACGCCGCTGCACTCCCCAAGAGTGCGACGGGCGACAATGGCTCCGCGACCCAGCATGACCTGTCGCAACTGATCGAAGCCGACAAGTACCTGGCGACCAAGCAGCGTCAGGGGTTCGGCTTCAAGGTCGGCAAGATCGTGGCTGGCGGTGCGCGGTGACGAAAACCCGCGCCATCAAGGCCGCTAAAGCCCCCAAGGCCACCGGCCCCAAGGTGAGCATGCGCGACATGCAAGCCGCCGTCCGCGTGGCTGGCCAGCGTTTGCGCGCCCGCTACGACGCCGCCGAGACGACCGACGACAACCGCAAGCACTGGGCCATGGCCGATGGCTTGTCTGCCGATGCCGCCGCCGCTCCTGGCGTCCGTCGCATCCTGCGGAACCGGACCCGGTACGAGGTGGCAAACAACACCTACGCCAGGGGCATGGTTTCCACCCTGGCAAACGATTGCGTAGGGACCGGCCCCAGGCTCCAGATGACCGGACTGGAGCGGGACCTTGCCCGCGAGGTCGAGCGCAAGTTCGCCACCTGGGCCAAGGCTGCCGGGCTGGCTGAGAAGCTGCGAACCCTCCGCATGGCCAAGGCCACGGACGGCGAAGGGTTCGGCCTGCTGACCACCAACCCGCGCATTCCCAACCAGGTAAAGCTCGACCTTCGCCTAGTTGAAGCCGAGCAGGTCGCCAGCCCGATGGGGGCCGTGATCGACCCGTATCAGATCGACGGGATCCACTTCGATGAGTGGGGCAACCCGATCAAGTACGAGGTCTTACGCGAGCATCCCGGCGGCCGGTCGTACCTGACGCTTTCCCCGCTGGTCATCCCGGCTGATAAGGTCGTCCACTACTTCACGCCGGAACGCCCGGGCCAGCGCCGAGGCATCCCCGAACTGACCGCCGCGCTTCCACTTTTTGCCCAGCTTCGCCGCTGGACCCTTTCTGTCCTGGCCGCAGCCGAGACTGCCGCCGACTTTGCCGCCATCATGCACACCAACGGTGCGGCATCGGCCGAGGAAGCATCCAAGGCAGAGGAGTTTGAGCGGATTGAGTTCGAGCGTCGCGCCATCCTGACCCTCCCTGAGGGCTGGGATGTGACGCAGATGGATGCCAAGCATCCGACCTCGACCTATGCCGAGGTGAAGCGCGAGATCCTGAACGAGATCGCCCGCACCATCAACATGCCGTACAACGTGGCGGCCTGCAATTCGTCCGGGTACAACTACTCGTCTGGCCGCCTGGACTGGCAGATCTATGGCCGCTCCATCGGGGTTGACCGCGAGCGCATGGAGGCCCAGGTCCTGGAAGACGTCTTCCATGCGTGGTTCCGCGAGGCGGTCCTCGTTGAGGGGTATTTCTCCCAGCCCCTGCGGATGACCACGACGGATACCAGCCACGTCTGGCGCTGGGACGGGTTCAGCCACATCGACCCCGAGAGCGAGGCCAAGGCTGACGACATCCGCCTTGCGAACGGGACGACCGACCTGTCGGAGATCTACGCCGCCAAGGGCCACGACTGGGAGGAGCGTCTGGAGATGCGCGCCAAGATCGCCCAGCGGACCAAGGAGCTGGCGGCTCAGTACGGCGGCGACGGCGCTTCCGGTGACGTGCAGATGCAGGCCATGAACGGCATTCAGATCCAGGCCATGACCGGCGTCCTTGCCGAAGTCACAGCCAAGCGACTGAGCCCAGACGCCGCCATCGGCGTCCTGACCATCGCCTTCCCAGGCGTCGATCGGAAACAGATCGAGGCCATGGTCAACGCCGCGGCGGCCACCGCCGCTCCTCCTGCCGAGGTGACGCCGTGATCATTAAGCACATCGACCAGACCAAAGCCGGGAAGCCTCTCCGTATTTTTGCGGCATCTTCCCCCAAGGCCCCCATTCGCTTGACCGGCGCGGCGACCCTGGCCCCCGTTGAAGGCGACGGCAAGGGCCTGCGGAAGTTCCACATGGCCGCCTACAATGGCGGGGTCTACAAGTTCCCATGGTCCTCCGCTCCGGTGGTGCTCGACCTGGCAGGCCTACAGATCACGGACAAGCCGCGCCCGATCCTCAAAGACTACGACCCGGCCCAGGTGGTCGGCCATTCGTCGGCCATCACCAACGATGCCAAGACCCTGGCCGTTGATGGCGTCGTGTCTGGCACCGGCCCCGCCGCGTCTGAGGTCGTCGCCAACAGCGACAACGGATTCCCTTGGCAGGCCTCGATTGGGGCTGACATCCTTTCCCTGGAAGACATCGCCCACGGTGTCGAGGTTGTCATCAACGGCCAGACCTTCGCCGGGCCACTCTGCATCGTCCGATCCTCTCGCCTGGCCGAGGTGTCATTCGTGGCCCTGGGCAATGACG